CATACTTTCCCATTCTTCTTCCATAATTTTATCTAACACAGCAGAATAGAGTGTTGTGTCAGAGAAGGGAACATAATCCATTTTCAATGCTGTATATCGTCCTTTACCTGCCCCTTTAAAATCAAACGATACATTAGATATTATATTTGTGTTGGCACCAGACCAATCAAAAATATTATTATAGACAGTTGGGGTGCTTCCAGAAAATGATAACATTTTCTTTGCAACAGCAATTTCACTACCACTATAATTTCCTGTAGTTAATTTTCCTGTAAATTTATACGCACCAGAGGCTGCTTCATAAACTAGATATTTCTTGAATCCTTCATCTTTTGTGAAAACATCAGAGAATTTTTTATGTGCTTCATTTTGAGCAATAGTACGATCTAGTATAGTTACAATCTGTGATTTAAGTGCTGAATTATCTTTTACTATTTCTTTATCATTTCCTGTGAAATGGGTGGGATTTATCTGTCCACCTCTTTTTAAATTTTGTCCTGTATTGATTTGATATTCGTCTGATACATACTTAGGAAAATATTTTGTATCCAGTTCAGATTTAGTTATAGGTTTAATGCCATTGATTATTTTCTTTTCCCAACCACGCATATTAGATGGAATCTTGAAAACAGAAAGTTCTGCCTTCATATGATCATCTTGTTTTTTCTTATTTCTTTCCTTTGATTGGAGTTCTTCTCGTCTACCACTTTTAGTTGTATACCAATTTACAAAATCTTTTTTACCAGAACGAGCTTCAATCATAACTCCCTTATATCGAAGTTCATCAAATTCTTCTTCTAAAAACGTAAGAAAATCTGAAATATTACTCTGCACCTTAGCAGATTCATTATTTTCATAATTTAATATTGCAGATGCAACCATACCAGATGCTTCGCCTGCAGCAGGAGATGCAAGAAATGAACCGCCTGATTGTTTCACCGAAAACGTATGATCTGTACTATCTCCAGCAATATCAGTTTTGGGGGTGGTATCTCCAGCAGAATATCCTAAATTTGTTGAGTAATAGTTTGAAGCACTACCTCGACCAGTATGCACCATATAACTACCAGCAGATAATTTACTGGCAATATCAGAACCTTGTTTTAAACCAGATTCACCTAAAGCAGATTTAGTCTTTTCCCATTCTACAGGAGTAATACCAGCTTTTTCAACTGATGTATCTTCATCCATACCTTTGTTGATATTATACCCGACAACAATTGCTTGTTCCATACGAGTAGCACCGCCAGTATCAGCCTCTGTTAAGTATGACTGAACCTTATCTACAGGTGGAATATAATTTTCTGTGCGTGGCTTTAATTGCCGGACGTAACCATTTAAACTCATCAACCTCTCCATTTGTATAGTATTTATACTATTTATAGTAACGGAGAACTTGATTGGTGTCAAGTTAAAAGCTTAATTATTTCTGTTTTAATTTCTTCAGAGGATTCTAAAGTGTCATTAGGTCTAACATTAATATCATTCATTAACATAAAGTTTGTCATTATGTTAGAGATTTGTGATCTACGACCAGCAAGCCATTTTTCTGTTTGGGTATCTTCTCTTTGAATGTGTCTGCGTTTTTCTTCTTCTGCACTTACAGTCAATACATATACAGATGCGTTATGCTCGGAAATCAGCCACTCAATATCAACTGCACGAAAGAATCTATCACCATCTGCGTAAATGTGTTTGTGTTTAGGTGCTTCTTGATTAATAAAATCACGAAACTTTGGAATTGCTCCATAGGATATGCGGTCAGTTCCACCAAAGGTTTCACCTTCTGGGTATCTACCGACCACCAGAACATCACCACGCTTCTCACAGGGAAATAGTTTCATGGGTTCGACAAACTCTGCCGAACCCAATTCACTAAGAATATTTTTTGTTAGTGTGGACTTACCTGAGCAAGGCACACCGCCAATCATTATTATCATATATTGTTTTTCTCACAATATTCAATAATTTCTTCAAATGGAATTACAGTCCTATATGCAAACGTATCATTTAAGGCAGATACGTTTTGGTAATAACCCAAAACTGAATAGTTTTTAAGTAACGAATCTTTAGAAATACCACTTGCATCAGCAATAAATTGAAGATGTTTATTCCATCTTGTCCAAAAAGATTTTGCTTCAGCATACCATGTTTTAATTGGATCAGACATATCTGCTGGGCCTGGATGAATTGCTGTCATAACTTTTTGATTCTTTTCATGCTTAGATTCCCAATGAGAAATTAGTTTATGCACAGTGGCTGCTAGGGCAGTATACACAACCAAATTATTAGATACAAAACCTTTTTTTTCCATATCCTCAAGAACTATCGGTATTGTTGTACTGATAGATTGCTCAACACCTGTTTGTTCAGTTATAATCTCATTAATGATTAGGTCAAATTCTTTTGTTTCTAAATTTAAGTTTCCAGCCATGAACTTTAAATAATTTTTTACCTTATCATGCCAAGCAGATATAACCGTAAGGTCTTTTTCGCCGTCTTTAAGTTGAAGGGTTGGGTCTACTTTAACAACTTGTCTAATCAAAAATTCTAAATCTTCAACACCATTTACACCAGATTTCTTAGCTAAAGAATTTAGACGACCGCCAACTGCGATAAGATTTGCGTCTGTATAATTGTTATTTTTCTTAAAGAGAGCAACCATCTGATTAGGAGAATTATTTACTTGTAAAATATTATCAACAGTATTACCATCAAAAATTATTTCTGGGGTTTCTTCATCATCTAATAAAAGAAATGTAGGTTTTTCTCTTATGTCCTTACCTTCAGTTAAAATACTTTTTTGAATTGTCGAATACTCTGGATTTCGACCCTTTCTAAAGAACTGCAATAATCCATGCGTTCTTGCCATTTCAAGTTCGTGTGTTTCCATCAAAATGGTATTAACATATGTAAATCCCATATGTTCAAAATCAGTAAACCATCCAGGCTTTAAAGCTGGATTCCAATAATTTATTTTATGTGTTTGTAAATGATTATCTTCATAAGGAAGAATACACTTCACATAAAAATCTTTTTCAGTTACCCTTTTTGTGGGGTTAATGTTTAATACACTGTTCATTATATAATTGTCCTTGAATTGTTTAAAATATTATCCCACATTTAATGGATAATAGCAAGTACCTTTTTAAATTTATTTTTCGAGGGTATATTTTGTGGTGATAACGTGTTTGCGAGAAGGATTGACTGCTATATTAAATCTGTTCATAGTAAATCTGTTTAATAAGACATCTGTTCCCATTTCTGATCTATCGTTCAGGCCAAGCATTACATCTTTATATGTTGACCCTGCAAAATCTACATCAAGTTTAATTACGGGCCGTTCATCACTTCCACCACCTGTATCAACCTCATAAGATTTAATCCAGTTTGTAGTTATAGTTTTACCCTGTAATGTAAAGGTAATTTTCTTACCTTGCACATCAATGTCCTCAGCATGTAGGACTGATAGCCCAGAATTTCCTGTGTCAAGCTTGGCAATCAGTTCGCCGAATGGAGCAATACTTACCACCTCTTCGTAACCTGCTTGAACTGGTGTAGTGCGTCTTGATGCAACATCTTTGAAATGTTCTAGAATTATTTTTGCAACATTGAGTCCAGAGTTGGCAGATTCTATTCCTTCACTGCCTGGGCTGGAATTTACCTCCAATATAAATGGTGGAGCTGTTTTAGGACTAGCTGATGGTATAAAATCAACAGCAGTTAGAATGCCATCTATCGCTTTAGACGCAAGTAAGCATTGTTCTGTTTCAAGTTGAGATAGTTTGTAGGACTTAACCTTTGCACCCTGAGAATAGTTACTTCTGAAATCACCTTCTACAACATCTCTTTGCATAGTGCCAATAATTTTACCACCAAGTACCACTACCCTGACATCAAATTTACTTTTAATATATTCTTGAATTAATAAATCTGCACTTGAATCTGTCTTATACATCAACTGCACGATTGAGGTTAATGCTCGTTCTGATTCGATAAACAGAACACCGACACCCTTTGCCCCTCTCAAAGTTTTCATTATGATAGGAAACTTTGTGTCTAGTTTTTTAACTGCGTTTTCTAACTCATCTTGATTTGGTATGAGAACTGTTTTGGGTTGAGTTAATCCGTAATCTTTTAACTTGATATATGTGCGAAACTTATCTGCAGCCATATTAATAGTCAGTCTAGGATTGACACAACAAATGCCTATCTTTTCTAACTCTGAAATTAAATCTAATGAGCTATCTCTGGTTGGTGTTCCACGAACAAACACAACTGTGTCAGATGGTGAAATATCAAATCCCTTTTCATCACCAGCTTCATGAATTTTGTAAGTCTTATCATAGGACAAGTTTGCGCCATCTAATGAAATGACATAGTTTGCAAGTCCTAATTTATCAGACTCTTCCTTTATACGTTTTGCAGTAGTAGAATTATCATTATGCTCAACTGAAAGAACGACAACTCTATAGTCTTCTTGGGTTTCCTCAGTGATAAATGACTTGAATTTTTCCATTAGGATTCTTTCTTTTTAGACCCAATGTTATATTTCGTTTCTAAATCCCATTCGTTTTTTTCAGCAAAAGACAATACTTTGATTTGACTGAGGGGAGCAAGCTCTCCAACTTCACCATTAATGCTTACCAAACCCCAATCTTTTAAAAGATTTGCAATAGTATTTCGTCTTGCAACATCATTTTCAGTTAGGTTTGTAGGTTTCCCATCAAGCGCAAATAGTTCTTTGAAGTGAAGTACATAATAACGTCCTTGCTTGTGCAGAATATGACACGATTGATATAATTTCTTTTCTTTTCTTGATGCAACGCCTATGCGAGAAAGTGTCTCACGAACCTTTAAAAAATCGTCTGGTTCTTTTAGAGTAATCTCTAACATGTCCTCTTGTGTCCAATTAATTTCTTCCATTTCTTCCACCTTTATTTAATTTTATTTTTATGGCAGAAATCTGTTCATCATTTAATATATCAAGAGCGGCCTTTGCCTTTTCGTTACTATAACCATAATACTCTTTAACATACTCTAGATTCTTTAATTTCTTCGCCTTCAACCAAGGGGTATATCTTTTCCTTGTTCTCAGACTATTTAGTAAAAAATCGAACTGTAACTTCTTATCTAGGTGGTGGTATTGGTTAAGTTCATTAACAAGCTGTATTGTATCAGGAAACGGAGCAACACACTTGTTTACAATAAATGGTGCGTATTTCTTTTCCCACATTTCATCTTCGCTGTCCAATAGAGATTCTTTAGACACATTTATTGCATTGAGATATTCTTTTAGTTCATACATTTTATTTATCAACCCATGTTTTAAATACAACAACAGTTCTTAGGTCATAACATTGTCGTGAAACAGGCTGTGCTTGGTGTGGTGCGTATGCTGGGAATACAATTAAACGATTGCCAATGTTCTGCACTAGTTGACCATCAATAACAGTTCCACCACCCGACTCCATTTTCCAATCAAGTCTAGGATAATACATCATAGTAAAGTCACCATCATCTATGTGCATGTGCGGTTCAATACCATGTGTGTGTGCGTTCAAATACAATCGTTTGAATGTACTTACATTGTATTTCTTTTTAAAATCATACTTTTCAAATGCAGTATTCCAAATTGGCATCAACCACTCAAATTCTTGTTTTATTACTTGTCGAGGATCGTGACCACAAAAAACGTGCCAATGTTTATTTGGAGTTCCTTGTTGTGAGTGGTAATCATACTTCCAAGTTTGTTGTTTTAATTTGAGGTCGATTAGTTCTGCAAGATGCGGTTCTAATACGTTATCATATATGTCTATCATTTGAATTTCGCTGCTCCCATAATCTCAGTCAAACAAGCCATCAGATTTATTTCTTGGTCTGCGACAAAAGCACTTTTATACTGGTATTCGCCCAAGATAACAACCACATGAGGGATACTGCCACCGTCCACATAGTTATACAGATTATCATAAAGCTTCCTAAACAAACGTGTAGGATCGTTGTCTAGATTATCGACAACCCACTTGCGAACATTAGTAAACTCTTTTTTCTTCATTCCTTCCATCAAATTTTTGATGTTAGTTTCAGAAATATTTACGAGAATACCAGCATCAATTTTACCTGATACAGAATATCGTTGCAGTTCGTTTAGTACTCTTCTCCAATCAGGAAAGTGTTTATTAATAACTTCAGCAACAACTCTTGGTTCATATTGTATTTTGTTCTCATCAAGAATACTTATAACTCTTGCCATAAACTGTTTTGCAAGAGTTGGTTTTTCAGAACTAGGAATATTAAAATCAATAGTACTGCAACGAGAATGTAGAGGTTGAATAATTCTGTTCTTGTAATTACAAGT